CAGTCACAAATCTTTGCAGGTTCTGGATTCCAACAGGGAGGCAAACTATTTGGAGACGCATTCCAACCACCAGCACCAACTACTATAAACAACAACATAAGCGTTAGAACCGATGCAACGGCTAAAGAGATAGCCGATGCAATCAACCGAGCTAACCGGGCAAGTGGAACGAACCTAATTAGAGCGCGATGATTACGAACTTTGCTATAGATCAAAACCTAAAGGTCGAGTTCTTAACTCCAGACGAAGAGGGTAACTCATTCATTCTTGGAATCTCTTTACTTGGTGGAACCGATGTTCTTGGTGGCTTTGGCGAGTTTATTCTTGGTGTATCACTTCTAGGTGGAGATGACGTTCTCGCTCCTAGCTCCGGTCTAAAGTGGCAGGAAGTCCAATGCTCCGTAGCACGTGCAGAAATCTCTGTCGGTGGATCACTTGAAGATTCTATAAACTTCCAACCAGCTCCAGCCACGGCTAACCTAGTTCTTCAAAGCTATGAATTAGACCCAACGGTAAACCAGAACATTCGAGCCAATACTAAGTTCCGGGTTCGCCTAGAGAGCGATGAAATTGACAGAATATTGTTCCAAGGCTTCATTGACACTATCGACGTAACCTACTTCCCAGATGGGCCTAACGTTATTCAGATTACAGGCTTCGATGCTTACAAGTCTTTAGTTAACTCTAGGTTTGCAGTCTGGGATACTACCAGCTATGGAACTCACATCCACATAGACGAAGTCTGGGAGCTAATTGGTATTGAGAGCGGTTTAGGTTTATCGCCGGAGTCTTACCATGTCGGAGGTCAAATTCCAGTAGTAGATGAGACTAACGTTCTAGTCAGCTCCATAGTAAACCAAGCTCTGCAGGTTGGTAACGGTTTAGTTTGGCTAGATCAAGATACCGAAGAGCTTGTAGTTATCCATCGCACGGGAGTCCAGGCTGGAACTCCAACCACTTACATAATCGGCAACAATCACGGAGACGATTACCATCTTTGCATGAGCGAGATAAATGTCTTCTCCGACGCGGACGCAGTCTATAACTCCTTGACAGTTTTTCTAGAGTCCGACCCAACAATCTTTACAGTCCGCAAGGATCAAGATTCTATTGACCTATACGGCGAAGCAGCTATTGACGTAACACTAAACACCACAAACCTAAATCAGCTCAACAACTGGGCAGACCGGGTATTCAATCACAGATCAGCAAACCAAGTGAACCGGGTTCAAACCCCTTCAATCGATAGGCTTGGAGACTTGACAAACGCAGCGGTGTTTACACCGGGAATGACGGTAGGTGTCAGCTATACTAATACTCAGCTAGACATCGTCGGATACTACACTATAATCAAGGTCTCTCATCGCATTGATCCAGATAACTGGTTCACGACACTCGAACTATGGAAGGAAGCCTAGTGGCTTACAAAGTATTTACAAACGGATCGGTTCTTCCGGCATCCGACGTTAACACGTATCTAATGGATCAATCGGTTATGGTTTTTTCAAGCTCGGCAACTAGAGCTGCAGCACTTACCGCTCCGGTCGAAGGCATGCTTACTTGGTTGCAGGACACCAACAAGTATGAGAACTACAACGGAACCGCTTGGGTTCCTTTGGGTGGAGGAGCAATCTTACAACTTGTTCAAGGAGTAAAGTCAGATACCTTTAGCACTTCTAGCACCTCTTTTGTAGACATTACTAGCTTAACAGCAACAATAACCCCAACTTCTGCCACAAGTAAAATTTTAGTTCAAGCAGTTATGAGCATAAGCGCAGACCAAAACAATACAACAGCTTTATTTAAGTTGTTTCGAGGTTCAACAGAAATTGGTCTTGGAGACGCTGCCGGGTCAAGACTTAGGACAGCCTTTCCACGCGTTGGTTCTACAACCTCTAATAACATAAGCGTAGTTTCTAATTTTCTCGATACCCCAGCAACAACTTCCGCAACAACTTACAAAATACAAATGAGAAACGAAGTTGGTGGCTACACCGTCTATGTAAATAGGTCTACCAGTGACGGAGACTCCGCTGTTGCTGCCCGTTCTATTTCAACAATTACACTAACGGAGGTAGCAGTCTAATGGACTACGCAATAATCCTTTCAACAAAATATACCGGGTCTGAATGGACTCTTGAAGGAGATTCATACGAGGGTCTAACCTGGCTAAGTAAATCAAAAAAGCCAAGCCAAGAAGAACTCGAAGCTCTTTGGCCTGCAATTCAATCTGAACTAGCAACTAAAGCACAATCCAAGATTGACGCTAAGGCTTCCGCTATTGCAAAACTAGAAGCCCTTGGTCTAACGGTCGAAGAGGTCGAGGTAGCTTTCGGGCTAAGTGCATAATGGCGGACGAAACAACTTCGGTTCGCATTACGCAAGCAGACATCTACAAAAAACAACTTGAACATGGCGAGATTCTGATTCAGGTTCTGCAAAAGCTAGATCACCTGGACGATGTTCCAGACCGTCTAAGAGAAGTAGAACTTACACTAGCCAGATTATTCTGGATTGAACGAGTTGCTTACGCAGGACTAGGTGCAGCACTAATCTCAATGATTGGTTTATTTACTACAACGATTGGAGCCTTCTAATGGCAAGCGTTCAGAATAACTTCACCGTAGACGCAGGTGGCAAGTTTACTAAGCAATTTACTTACTCGCTAAATGGATCGGTAGTAAACCTAACTGGCTACCTTGCAAGAGGACAAGTTCGTAAGTCCACGTTCGCGCCTTTGGTGGTTGAGTTTATTCCAACTATTACTCCTGTAACTTACGTAATCAACATGACCTTAACACCAGAGCAAACAGTATTACTTCGAGACTCTAACTACGTCTACGCAATAGAGGTTTACAATGACTCCACCGGGGACGTTGCAGTAGTAAGTCATGGAGTAATAACCGTAAACCAAAGGATCGTAAGATAATGGCTACTTGGATTAGACCAGTTGAAGGCAAGATTACAGACAGCTTTGACGGACATCGAGGACGCACTAGCCCACCATCGAGAAACCCCGGTATCGATTACGGAGTTCCAATGGATACTCCAGTCAAGGCAATAGCGGATGGAACCGTCTCAGGCACAGTTCAGACTATTAGCGGAGCTGGAGGTCGCATGATCTTCTTATCGTTCCCAACCGGACACAATGCAGACTATCTTCACCTCTCAAAGATCCTGGTGCAAAAAGGACAATCCGTAAAGCAAGGAGAAGTTATTGGCTACTCCGGAGGTTCTGGCTTTGGATCTAACACCGCTTACGGCGCTCACTTGCACCTATCCTTCCGAATGGGCGGTCAGCCAACCATGGCAGCCGGGAACCTAGACTTCGAGAAGATGCTAACTACCACTCCAGTTGAGAAGCCTGTAGCAGAGAAGAAGCCATCCAAGCCTAAGAAGGCTGCTAACACTTACACCGTGGTCAAAGGTGACACACTAACCAAGATAGCCAAAGCGCATGGATCTACAGTCGCAGAGCTAGTCAAACTAAACAAAATCAAAGACAAGAACAAAATCTCTATTGGTCAAGAATTGAAAGTGAGCTAATTATGTGGCTGGACATTATCCGAAGAACCCTAGCGGTCATCATTCTAAAGGTGACTGGAATCTTTGTTGGTGGAGCTGCAATCGGTCTAGAAGTTACCCAGGCTATTGCCATGGCTGCCTTCGCTGGAATCATCGATGTCTCCCAGGAGCTAGCCAGAGCTTACCTATCCGACGGCAAGATTGACCCAGATGAGATCAATAAGTCCTTCGGCAAAATAGCAGACGCGAAACTCCCAAAGCCTAAGAAGTAAATGTCGCAATCATCTATTAGGATGACGGCATGGATATCACACAGAAAATTGAGGCTTTAGGCTTCGCAAAATACATAGGCACTTTTGAGCCTGGCACTAAGGAATGGTATCAAGCCCGAAGGGGTATTGGTGGTTCCGATGTTGCGTCCGTAATGGACAAGAACCCATGGAAGTCCGCTTACACGCTATTCATGGAGAAGTCTGGCAAACAATGGCAAAACCTTCCGGCCAGTATTGCTATGCAGATGGGCACTTACTTCGAGCCCGTAATCAGGCAGCTATTCCAAGATAACAATTCAGAATGGCTAACCGTTCACGAGACTGGAACTTGGGCGTCTATTGAAGAGCCTAGATCCGTGGCTAACGTGGACGGCATAATCGAATGGGCAGATGGATCCCTTGGAGTCCTAGAGATTAAGTTCTCCCGGATGTATTGGGACAAGCTACCAGAGCACTATAACCTTCAAGTTCAACATTACCTCTCCGTCCTTGGAATGAAGCGGGCTATAGTCGTAGCGGTCGCAGGAGGCGATTGGAAGGAGTTTGAAGTCGTTCGGGATGATTCCCTTGTCGAGACCATGAAAAGCCGTCTACAGGCGTTCTACGGCTTCCTAGACACAGATAGAGCCCCAGACTACGACGGGTCTGAATCTACCTATGAGACTGTTAGGGAACTATCCGACGGTCTAGAAGAAGGAGAGATTGAGCTGGGATCTCTTTGGTCAAACTTGCTCCAGGCTAAGTCCGAGTCAGAGTATTGGGAGACACAATTCAGGGCACACAAGTCCGCGGTTCTTGCCTTCATGGATGGAACTAAGTATGGTCTATTCCAAGGTGACAAGGTTATCGCGCTACAAGCCCGTAACGGGAAGCCATTCATCACATTCAAATAGGAGGTAAC